AAAGTGATCGCAAAGGTCTCTCATCGCACGTTTGTGCTCGTCGATCACTCATCCGAGGATCATATGACGCAGTATCTACACGAAGCTTCGTTACAACCGTCCGGTTATAACCAGATTAGGCGTAGCGGAGATAACTCACCCCGTGAAAACGGGATGCTAAAACTCAGACCCAATACGTTCAGTTACCAGAAGAGTTTTGGTACGTACCAGAAATGGTACGCCCATATAAAATTCCCTTTTGGCGTATTTGAAGACGTAAATGATGAGGGTTACCATCAAGGTATCCATTCCCCAAAGGATGGTATACAAATGCTCGATAAATTTCCTGTGAATAGTGTCCTTAATTCGTTAAAGATACAATTACTAGAGGAATTACACGATCATGATGTAAACCTTGCAGTCGCATACGCAGAGCGAACAGCTACAGCTGACCTTGTAAAGGGTACAGCTACTAAACTGTTGAAAGGTGCGCGTGCTCTAAAGAAAGGCAACTTCTCCGAAGCTGCCCGACACCTCGGACTTCCACGTTCTGGTCTTCGAAAAGACCATAAAGGAAAGTGGAGGCGTACCAACTTTACTCGAGATGAATTTAGTCAGAAATGGCTTGAATTCTCCTATGGTTGGGTTCCGTTGTATAACGACATGTATGGTAGTTTAGTTGCAGCTGATAAGGCTCTGGCTAAAAAACCTGATCGCTTAATACCTGCGATGAAGCAGAAACATTATAGCGAGACGATCACTTCCCAGGTTAATTTGGGAGGCGGGAATTATGCTAAGGCCCAAACGGCCGAGAGCATACATGTAAAGCAGGTTGTGAAAATAGCTTGCAACGTTAAAATAAATAACCCTGCTCTTGCTACTGTATAATCAGTTGGCTTGACAAATCCCGCACTTGTCGCGTGGGAATTGGTTCCGTTCAGCTTTGTTGCAGATTGGTTTGTTCCAATCGGCTCTTGGCTAACGGCAATCGCACCTCTCATTGGAATTACTCCTCAGGACGTTTTTCGTACTGTGTTTTCGGAGGAATCTTATGAGACGGGTGGTGCATATGGTGATGAGACCGGTCTTATGTTCGTTATGAACCCATTCATAAATCAATATGGATGGTATACGGTAACGAGCTCGATCACATTCTCCCCTGCTAAGTCTCTACGTGTTGTAGTGGACCGGTACAGGGATAACCTTTCGGTGTCGTTTCCCG